CTTCCATCTTTTGTATGAAAATGTATGATTTTTCCTTTATTGCTTCCATCCAGACTTGTTACATAACTATTAAATTCATTTTCTTTGTAATCCGAATTGGGCGAATCGTTCATATAAGTCTCATAATCTGGATACTCGATAAACTTTGTTTCCAAAAAATCACACTCATCTAAATCACAAACTTCCATTTGTAGTTGCATTTGAACCCAATATTCTTTCTTTGGAATTCCGTTAATTTCGCGATTAACGATATTTTTAATTTCTAACATACGTCCATAACGACCGGTATTTGATTCTATTATAATGCCATCCGGAGAAGCCCCTATAAACTTATAAACTGAGTGTTGAATACATCCAAAATCTTCTACTTTTGAATCATACATATGTTCATAAATCATAACAGATAATGGTTCATATTTTTGTCCCCAATGTAGTGTAGTATTAGTATTTACCATCTTAATTTCTTTATTATCATCTTCAATACTAAAATTTTTTAAAGGCTGGCATTTTTCATAAATAAGTTGATTCACCGTTCTTTGAGACTCGAACGCCTTCCATGCGTTGCTTGCTGTAATCAAATTCCAGCGAAATATATACCATTCTGGACTTCTTTGAACCGGTTGCGGAATTTCTCTCAATCCCTGAATCTTCTTCTCGATTATATTTTTTTCTTCTTTATCGATTTCATTGCAAACTTCGCCATTTTTTTGGTCTATAGAACGTTCCGGATGAAATGTTGTAATATATATATTAAACGCATCTTCCAATAAATCATTTATATCATCTTCAATATAATCACTATCTAAAATATGGTCTTCCATTTGTACATAAAATAATTCTTTTATTTCTTCTAATAATATTTCGTGGAAATTCGGGTCAGATATTGCTGTGGGATGTTCTGCCATATATTCTTCCATCAAATGAAATGCTGTCTCTACAAGTTCTATAGCGTGTTCTTCTGAAAAAATAGATGGTTCATCTTCAAACAATAATGTATCCAATATATCTTCTAACAATTCTAAATCATTTATATGTGTCATTCTATTATATATTACTCGAATGTTTTTAATATATAATTAAATAGTTTAAACTTCGTTTTATTGTTTATTACTTATAGAGTTTTATCATATTGTAACGATAACTGTTAAATCTCGTCATCTTCTTCTGAATCAAATTCTTCTGTTTTTGTTTCTTTTTTTCTTATAGTTCCTTGTCCTATTTTTTTGGGAGCTAACGATTTAAGAGTTGACACTCGTTTATCCATATTTTTGAGAGTAAAATGTTTTAATGATTTCATATAACATAACGCAGGAATATCTTTTACAATTCCCTTTTCTTTATCATATACTACATCTTTAACTCTTTGTAGTTTTTTATGATTCAAACAATCTTTTAAAAATGTTATCAATAATTCCGCTTCTTCGTTTGATAGACTATTTTCTTTCTTATAATTTTCCACATAATCCTGTATTTTTTTTGTTTTTACAGTTTTATTTAACTTACACCAAGGTTCATTCACGTTGTGAATTCTTTCATTTTCAAGAAACGTGTCTAAATTGGATAAATCATTGAATGATTTAGTTTCAGGTAAAGGTACCCCATTTAAAAGCATAGTTTTATACTTTATATTTTTAAGTTCTTGGCATTCACATTGAACGGGCGTCTCTTCCATGTTTATATATTATAATAAATTAAGTTTAACTTACTTTTATTAAATATATATTTATCAAACACTATTTATATCAATTATATATTTAATATATTATAAGTATAATTTATATGGAAGATACTCCAATAAAAAGTATTTCATATAATACAGTAAATAAAATTATAAGGAACGCAAATCCAAATGAACGTGTTAGAGAGAAAAATAAAAAACGGGTTGCGACTGAAAATTGGAATTTTAATATAGAATTTTATGCTTATGAACTTCAAATTCAAATGATTAAAGATATACATTCTAATCATTATACCTATAATAATGTGGTATCAAAAATTGCGATCCAACAGTTAAACAGAAAAATTTATGGGTATAAACAACAAGACATTATTAAAAATCATTTCAACGAGAATGAGTTTATAACGTTAGAGTCTATAATCAATAAAATGATAGATTGTGAGTTAAAATGTTATTATTGTTCAACAGAAATGAGTGTATTATATGATATTTCAAGAGAAATGAAACAATGGACTGTAGACAGAATTGATAATGAGTTAGGTCATAATTTATCCAATTATTATTTAGCTTGTTTAGAATGTAACTTAAAACGAAGAAGACGAAGTGACGATAAATTTTTATTTACAAAACAAATGAAGGTAGTTAAAATTCCCGGAGAAAATCATAATAATACTTCGTTGGTTTAATAATATTAATTAATCTTATATTATTAAATGATGGACAATAAAAATATAGATTATTGCGATGAATGTTTAAAAGAAAGGGATGAATTTACCAAGGGTTTAAGAGAGGCTTGTTCAAATTATTTAGGCGAAAAAAATAAGTGTGAACGACATAATCCAAAACAAACAATTTGCAACTCAAAAGGTACAATTAAATGGACAGATGGACAGCCATATGAAAGATCTAGGAGAATGAAAGTTCTAATTCAGATGGAAAATGAAAAATTTAGTAAAGAGATGGAATCATCCGCATATACTTCTTCGTTGAATCACGATGAAAATACGTGGGACATTCTAAACCAATCCTTATCTGGAGAAGGGTTTAAAATATCAAATAAGAGAGAAGAACTTGGTAATAAATTAGCAGGAAGAGAAATGGTCCAACAAATAGGATTTAATCCATTTTTAAGTACAACTAATTATGTAGACGATATTTCAATTAGAGACCAATTTTTAAAACCAATTAATACAACAACGGATGACACTAAAGCCCCATTTACTGGTTAAATTAAACTCCTGTTACACATCGTGTAAAGCACTCTATTAACAAAATAAGCAATAAATAAGTTAAACAATATAATAACTCCATTTGAAATGAATTTAAAGTTAAGTTTTCCAAAATTTTTTATAATATAGTATACTTCGTTAAGTAGCAAAAAAACTAAACCAATAAAAAATATCACAGATATAATAAGAAAATAAACACAAACACTTTTATCTAAAGGACCAAAAAATAAAGACATTAAATCCGACATATATTATATATAATATTTTATTTAAATTATATATTTTCTCTATAAACAACTTAAATAAGTATATCAATTTATCATAATGGCAACGAACGTTAATTATACTACACAAAACCAATTGTTATTAAATAATTTGTTGAAATTTTATAATGAAGATGATAATCAATCAAGAATGTTAAAAATTATTACAGGAGAGTCTAAAATCTCTCTACGAATTGTAGATTGGTTTGCTACTAACTATGCTAAAAAAAATTACACACTATATGAAATGACTAATAAAAATGGAGACAACGTTCGTTTCAAAGTTTATTTTGATTATAAGCTTAAATTAAAAGCATATTCAAAGAAGCGGTTTGACCCATTTTGTAGATGGGATAGAATTAGTATTCCATATAAAAATGATACTTATATTGAAACTACGCTCGGTCAATTAAACTTCTTTAAATGGGCTCTTGAAAATAAAGTTATTAATTACATTGAAGAAAATTATGAAATAATCGAGAGTGATATGAATAACAGAAATAGCACGTCTAAACGAAAAGAAACTATTATAGATAATTCAAAAACACGTAAGAAGAGAGAAGAATTGTCTATTTCCGCAACTAAAAGTATAAAGAAAGAGGAAGTAGAGATAGTGGTTAAATTTAATTAATATTTTATCATACTTTATTATATGAATAATATTCAAAAACGGTTTATATTATTTTTATTTGGGTGTATACCTGTGCGTTTAGCCATTGTGTATTTAGCCAAAGTTATTTCGACTGAATATCTTCCTATCCTTGGGTATTTATCGTTAATACCTGCTATAGGATTCATATACATATATTTAACGGGTTCAAGAAAGACTGGCACTGAAGTATTTGGTGAAAATATCTGGTGGAACGATTTGCGACCGGTTCACGCCTTATTTTATTTATTATTTGCGTATAATGCTATAAATAGGGTAAAAACATCGTGGGTTTATTTAATGTGTGATGTCTTTATTGGATTATTTAGTTTTTTGTTTTTTCATTATATAAATAAAAGTTTTCAAAAACTTAAAAATAAATGATTTAATTAAAATAGGATTAATGGGAAATAAGATGTCATCGTCAATCAAAATCAGTTTTGAAGATATTCAACATATATTAAATAAACCAGAAGGCTGTTTATTAATTAATACTCTCTCTGATATAGAACAAGAATGTCTAATTTTAAATACTATGAACATACAAAACGAGGAGAATATAATAAATAGCTGTATTAAAAATGGACGTAAAGATATAAAGATAATCCTTTATGGTAAGAATTGCAATGACGAAACCACAATTAATAAGTATAATCAGTTTACATCACTCGGCTTCTATAATGTCTACATATATGTAGGCGGAATGTTTGAATGGTTGATGCTCCAAGATATTTACGGAGATAATGATTTCCCAACAACAAAAAAAGAAATAGACATACTTAAATATAAACCACGTAAGGTGTTAAATGTTCTGCTATTAGATTATTAATTCGTCTTTATATTTTTGGCAAATTAATATATAATTTAACTTAAAGAGATATCTTCGTTTTTTTTGTTTTTTTTGGTTGGAAAGTTTTATTTTTTTTTCAAAATGGACAAAAATAAATGTCCAAAATTCGATGGACCAAAAGCTCCTTACTGAGAAAATTTTTTGGTTGATAATAAAAATTTATCATAACAAATTAAACGATTAAAACATTTTCGTTATGATATTTTTTTGTTTTAAAAAAACTTAAATATTATTATATGGTTACATTATGGAGACTTTAGGGGACAAAATTATGCCAAAATTATGCTCGACATTTTATTGTGAATTTTGCCACTATAATACGTGTAAGAAAAGTAGTTACATAAATCATATTAATAGCAAGAAGCATAAAATGATTACAAATGGTTACATTGAGGGACAAAATTATGCTAAAATTATGCCCGATAATTTTGTATGCTATTGTGGTAAAAAATATTTACATAGACAGGGACTATGGAGACATCGCAAACAGTGTATAGATAAATGTGATGTGACAAATAATATAGAGAACCCGCCAGTTGAACTAAACGATAAATATGACCATACCCTTATTATGATGCTTCTTAAACAAAATGCTGAATTAATTAAAGGACAACAAGATTTAATGAAGGGACAACAAGAAGTTACTATGGAATTGATTAAAAATGGAACCAATAATATTACCAATAATACTACTCATACTAACTCTCATAATAAAGCATTTAATCTTCAATTATTTCTTAATGAAACATGTAAAAACGCAATGAATATTACCGACTTTGTTGATTCTATTAAGTTACAATTATTGGACTTTACGAATGTAGGTGAGGTAGGATTTATAGAAGGCATTTCTAATCTTATTGTTAAAAATCTAAACTCATTAGACGAAACAGTTAGACCTATTCACTGCACAGACCAAAAGAGAGAAACATTTTATGTTAAAGACGAAAATATATGGGGAAAAGAGGATGAGAATAAAAGAAAATTAAAACAAATGATTAAAATCGTGGCATACAAAAATGAAAAACTCATGAAGACATATAAAGAAACATATCCCGATTATAATGATCCCAGTTCTCATAGGTCAGACCAATACAGTAAAACAGTTATTGAAGCAATGGACTGTAACGATGAAAGTAGAGAGAAAATAATAAAAAATATTTCTAAAGTAACCACTATTGGTAAATCTAATTAATTGCGTTTCCTCTAAATATTATTTCAATCTTAATATTACACTCATCTTATTTTACCTACAAATGTTATTTCAACCCAAGTTTATAATTATTGGAACAACGTTTTCTATTATTTTCAAAATAATATATTTAATACATAAAATATATTATTCAATAATATAAAGAATGATACATGGAATATTGTTTTTTCTATTTTTTGTAGGCTTAACTTGGGCCAATACTGAATGTCCGTATGTTTCCACTATTGAAGATAGACGCGTCGATAAAACTAAATTTAGATTGATACAATATAATGTTGAATGGTTATTTATGGAATACTATAGCCCAAGTAATTGTCCTGGAACCGGGTGTACATGGGCTAACCAAACGGAGGCGGAAACGCATATGAATTATGTTGCCAAAGTTGTTAAACAACTTAATCCCGATATAATTAATTTTTGTGAAGTTGAGGGCTGCGACGAACTTAATATATTAAAGGATATATTAGATGACAACTCTTATACTTCATATTTAAAGAAGGGAACTGACACTAGTACTGGACAAAATGTCGGAATATTAACAAGAGTAGACCCATTAGTTAATTTATATAGAACCGAACTTAAATATAATTACCCAATACCTGGGTCTAAATGTGGATATACTGGCTCTGTTGGTTCATCAGGTGTATCCAAGCATTATATTACAGAATTCAAGTTTAATATCTACAATATTGCGTTTATTGCAGCACATCTACTAGCTATTCCAACCGACCCATCTAGATGTGCACAAAGAGAAGCACAATCATCTATTTTGCAAAATACAATTTACTCTTATATTAATAAGGGGTATGAAGTAATTATGTTAGGGGATTTTAATGACTACGACCCTGATGTTCTAGATATAAATAATAACGAACCTACATCCAAAGTTCTTAATATATTGAAGGGCATTGAAGGCGAATTTGCCGGAATGTATACACTACACAACGTAGCCGAAGAATTACAAGAAAAACAACGATTTAGCGATTGGTGGGATTCTGATAATAATTGTAATACCTCATCTCAAAACGATTATTCAATGATTGACCACGTCTTAGTTACAGATGCAATAAAACATAATATTTTAAACGCATTTATATATCACGATTATGATGAATATTGTGGAAAATATAATTCAGACCATTATCCTATTGTAATTGATTTTACATTATAATTTTGTTAGTATTTTTTCCAAATTTATATCTATACTATTTGTGCCCGGATTGCTATTGTCTAATACGCTGTCTATAAAATTATCAATATTATTAATATTATTAATATTATCAACTATATTACACGAATTACGCGCGCGTACAAAGTCTTTGTAATTTTGAGGCCATTTATTTCCACTATTATTCATAGTGTATCGTTGTCTTGGATACCATGTTTGTAAACGCGGGTCCCAATACAAGAATTTTACGACAGAAGGATTGCTGAATCCCGGAACATTCGAGTCTGTTATGGAAAAATATTTTTGAGTATTGGTTTGTTGTATTATTTGTTTTGTACATGGTTTCACAATAGTATTGCAATTAAGCGTCCCTCCTTCTTCTAATGTAGTTGCTGGACATCCGTTCGGGTTTTGAAGTCCATATTTATATGGTCCTAAAATATTGTTAGGAGAACCAATAATAAAATTTGGAAAAGGTATCTCGGTTGAATTTACACGTTGTAAACTGGATGTATTGGGGTTGCTATAGGTTTGAGATTGAGTGGCATATGATTTTTTTCTAGATGGACCACCTCCCTTCGCCAATTGAGCATATTTTTGTTGTTTAGTTAAAGTTGCACTGTTCTTTTTATATTGCAATATATTTCCCTTGGACAATATTTGTGTGTTTAGATTTGCTATTGCCTGTGGTACTGTCTGTTTTGTTAACGAAACATATACCAAATAATTATTATTAGGAACGCCCGGATCGGTGCAACTAGATTGCACGCGACTCCAAACACGAGGAGGAATAGGATTATATGTATAATTGTTCATAAATATACTATATAGTGAATGCATATTTTATATTTATGAAATTGAATAGAGTAAAAAGAAAATTATACAACCTCAGTTATGATTTATCTATTTATAAAATGGTTAAAGTAATTTCTAAAATGTGCCGTGTTATTATTTTATTATATATGTAATTACCTTATGAATATCGTGATAAGTATTTATATTATAACCAGTTGGGGACATAACGGGTACCTAGAATGAATTTATTAAACCTTAGAAGGATATTTCAGGCGTAACCCAAATATATAATTTTCTATTGTTGAAATCCATTTATTTATAATATCATGATTTTTATAAATATCAATATCACCATCTAATATTAATTGACGTTGAGAAACGCAATCATATAACGTTTTATCCAACATATTTTCGTGATAACGATGGCATGTAGTTAAATATTCTAAAGATATGTTATTTTCTCCATCTCTATGTCTTTTTTTAATTCTTTCGTAACAAACGTCTGGTGTTGCTTTGACGTAAATAACCTTATTTACTTTATAATCATCTACAAAAGTATTAAACCAATTCAAATAAATATGATAATTTATTAATTCAATTTTACCCGATTCGTATAGCATCTTAGCAAATACCATTTTATCGGTAAATAAACTTCTCTCTGTTATTATATAATAAATACTTTTTTCTGTGTTGGGTTGATCGCATAAAACTGTAGATGCTTCATCACGACAATTTTTAATAACATTCTTTAAAATTTTTAATCGTGATATATAAGCCATAATTTGGAATGAAAACGAATATTTTTCTTGGTCGGCATAAAATTTTTCTAGAATTGTTATCCCGTTTTCATCTTTAATTTCACTCCACTCATCAACTGGTTCTTTTAAAAAGATAACATTATGGTTATTTTTAAAATGCTTTTGTAGGTTAGCAAGTAAGGTAGACTTGCCAGAACCGATATTGCCTTCGATGGAAATAATTTGAATTTCGGGTGTCATTATATGTTTTATAATATTATTATTATGTTTTATTTATATCAATTTTTTTTAAAAAAAATTGATATAAATAAAACATATAAAGTTAAAGACATATTATTAACTAATCAACCCATTAAAATGGATTTAAAACAACGTAAGCTTAACAAGTCCGAATGGGATTCCATTGAGGTTCCTATTTCAACTGCTGAAATAAGTGTATGTAAACTGATTACGAGTGGATATCACGATGTAATGATACGAATTAATACTAATAATTCTCTATTTACGTTCTTAAAGATAGATTATTCTGGGAAAAAAATGGAAGATTATATTTATAATATATTTCTACGCAGTAGAGTTGATAAAATTGAATCCGCGTTAAAAACGGTGATACCAGATTATAAATGTATAAAGGTTGATGCAAATATCAAGCCCAATTCGGGAGACCGAATTCGGTTGGAACGATTTAACGAAGAAACTATTAAAACGAATGATGTATATGAATTGGTATTATTATTTCATTTAGAAAAAATGGTTAATTATAAAAAGTTAGAGGATAGTAAATTGTTTCATTACCATTATTATACAATTTATAAGCTAATTAAAAATAATATTTCACATGTTAATTATAATATAATAAATTTGGTTAATTTTGTGTTAGATAAATTTGCGGATGACATAGACAAATCAATTATAATTGAGAATGCAGTTGAAATTATTGAAAAAAATTATAGTTTGTTAAAGTATGGCGATTTAATGCTTTATGAGCACCAGAAGGAAATATTTACACTAATCAAACAACCGGGTCCCAAATTGATTTTGTATATGGCACCTACTGGAACTGGAAAGACCATAACCCCTCTAGCGTTGTCCGAACATAAAAAAATTATATTTGTTTGTGCTGCGCGTCACGTAGGTTTAGCTTTAGCAAGAGCAGCGATTTCAGTCGAGAAAAAAGTTGCGTTTGCTTTCGGTTGTGTGAGCGCAGAAGATATAAGGTTGCATTATTTTGCGGCAAAAGAAGCGACTAGAAATAAAAGGACTGGAGGCATTAGAAAAGTCGACAATAGCGTTGGAGATAATGTTCAGATTATGATTTCTGATATTAAGTCATATTTACCAGCGATGTATTATATGATTTCACATTTTGGAGCTGATAATATTATTACTTATTGGGATGAACCGACTATTTCGATGGACTATGCGGAGCACGAATTCCATAAAACGATTCGAAAGAATTGGAAAGAAAACGATATTCCGGTTGTTGTATTATCGTCGGCAACACTTCCTAAAGAAACAGAATTAACACAGACGATTCCTGATTTCCTGAATAAATTTCAGGGTGCAGAAATTTGTAATATTATTAGTCATGATTGTAAAAAATCAGTCCCAATTGTTAATAAAGATGGGTTTGTAGTATTGCCTCATTATTTGAGTGACAGGTACGATGAAATGTTGAATATAGCGAGCCATTGTAAAAATTATCTGACATTATTGCGTTATTTTGATTTGAAAGAGGTTGTAGAGTTTATTACATTTGTCAATAAAAATAATTATGCGAATAATCGAATGTGTCTTGAAAGACATTTTGAAAATTTGGATTCAATTAATATGAAAAACATAAAGATTTATTATATAAATATGCTAATAAACATCGCACCGGGTAATTGGGATATAGTTTATAAAACTTTTATGGATAATAGAATACCTAGAATTTTACAAAATACAGTAGTAGATACAAATGGTAAAATAATTCAAAAAGTTAAAAGTATTGGTCCAGGTGTATTGCCCAATAATTCATTATCTGGCGTGCCCTTGACTAGACTAACGTCAGAACAAATAACTAGAACAATAATTCCTGAACCGATTAAAGTTGGAACATCAGGTGTATATGTAACTACAAAAGACGCATATACACTTACAGATGGTCCAACAATATTTATTTCAAATGATATTGAAAAAATTGCGAAGTTTTGTGTTCAACAGGCGAATATTCCACCGGTTGTTATGGAAGAACTTATGAAAAAAATTGAATATAATAATATTATTAATGAAAAAATTAATAAACTCGACACCGAATTAGAAGTGATTAAAGAGGAGATAGAACAGCGAGCAAAGAACTCAGTAAATGTTATGGATAAGGGTCGTTTAGTAAAGGGAAGAACACAGTCGAATAAAGACCCTAAAAAATTGAGTAAAGATATTCCAGAAGAGATGCAGAATAAAGGTGGATTAAATAAAATGACAACAGAAATTAATCAGTTAAGGTCGATGATTAAACGCGCTTCATTAAATGACGCATTTGTTCCAAATAAAAAAAATCATATAGATAAATGGGCACCGGATTCCACTATTACAAACGCATTTACCAGCACAATCGATGAACAAATTGTTGCTGATATTATGGCTCTAAACGGTGTTGATAATTTATGGAAAATTCTTCTAATGATGGGGATCGGCGTTTTCATTAATCATGAGAATATTACTTACACAGAAATTATAAAGAAATTGGCTGATGAACAAAAACTATGTATAATTATTTCATCAAGTGACTATATTTATGGAACAAATTATCAATTTTGTCACGGGTTTTTGAGTAAAGATTTAGATTTAACACAAGAAAAAATTATCCAGGCTATGGGTCGGGTTGGTAGAAATAATATTCAACAAACTTATACAGTGAGATTTAGAGATGATTCGCAAATCGAAAAATTGTTTACATCTGATACTGATAAACCGGAGGTTATAAATATGAATATATTGTTTAATAGAACATGTGTAAAATATGAAAATGGCGACTATATTGAAGTTCCGGAAGATGCGCCAGTTGATACGATTCTTGAAAATATGGATGATAGTTAATTTCAAATGCTATGTCAAAGGTGTAAAAATAAATAAAATAAATAAAAATAAAAATAAATAGATATTTTGAACTTCGAAAGAATTCGATTAATTTAATAAACATTTAATAATATTTTCTTATTGTACGCGTTGCTCTAAATTTTACAGGTCTGGTCTAACTGTATAGTCATTTGTTCTAATAAATATTCTATCATTACCATAAACTGGTCTGATATAAAATGCAATATGTTTATAATTATTACCATATTTTTCCTCCAAAGTTTCTTCTGATGGTTGTAAAGCTGGTGCAAGTTCAGCGTCTCCATGTATATTATTACACGCTTCAACAAGTTCAATATTATAAATATCATTAATATTAAAATGAAGTCTTTTAATAAAATTACTATTAACTAAGTCAATAAATTGACTAATAGACAAAGACGAATCAATATTTATAAAATTTGATTTTTCCGTATAAGGAATCTTGAAATAAAATTCGAAAGTTCTGTTAGCAGAAGACATTTCTTTGTATTGTGCTTTTAATGTGTAGCTTATTAATTATTTCAATTTTTTAATAATTAAATTATAATATATACTCATTATCATATTTTTCTTTAATTCCCAAAGAAAAATATAATATTATTATCGGCTTCAAAATATGAATGATTTTATTAATATTCATATTATGATATTATTTGATATATTGTCCTAAAGTAGGTTTGGGTTATAAATAATAAAATATAATTGTATATATTTTGAAATACATCCAATCCGCTCAATTTGAGTATGCTAACCCTCCCATACCACTCATAATACGTAAGACGTTGTAGTTAACAGCATAGACGCGAACCTTGGCAGTCTTGGTTCCTTCAACAGTAGCATTAGACAATACCAATTGGAGTGTGGCATTATCAATTCTGGAGAAATTACATGTGCCGGAAGGCTGGTGTTCTTCGGGTCTCAAGGCGAATGAGTAAACGTTGATACCTTCATCAGGGTTGCGAGTGTGGGCTTGTAATGGTTGAACCCAAGAGAAGTAAGTTCCTTCGCGTTCAGAGAAGCGATCTTGTCCGTTCAATTGGAGCTTAGCAGTAACAATTGGATTTTGTCCCCAGCAGTGCATATCCAAGGATGTTTCAGAGAGGACGAATGTGCCGGCATCAGAGACACCAGAATTGTCAAGGTGTCCAGAAGAAGTTCCAGATGAAAGAGCCGCAATAGTAGCAGGGTCAAGACCATCAGTGTTTAATACGTTTTGTGGTCCGCCCAAGTTTACTTCATTATAAGGGTTGGATGGGCCGTTCCAGTAACCAGTGAACCCGGCACCAGGAATGTAATCAAGCGCACCGGCATCTTGGAAAAGTCCTTGAGCATCGATGTAAGCATTCGCGTCACCAGCAACAGAAGCAGGTCCGCCGAAGGCGTGGATAGCATTAGGAAGGGCATCAATTGCGTCAGTATAGTTGAATGGTTGAGCGCCAAGAACCTTGAATAAAAGAGCATCACAAGTCAAGGAAGAACAGTAATCAACGTTTTGATCAGGTTGGACGACCCAGATTAATTCCTTGACAGGGTGATTGAAGTTAAGTTTAATCTTGTTGGAAGATGAACCGACAGACTCGTCGCCAGTAAATTGAAGTTGAGTGATTAAGTATTCGTGGGGGTTTTGTGCCATTCTACGGCGTTCGTCGGTGTCAAGGAAGATATAGTCGACGTAAAGAGAAGCAGCAACCAAAGATTGGTTATAGGCAATAGTTGCGGGAACAGGTCGTCCAACGGTGTATTGTCCGGATTGTCCCGCGTAAGGGGATTGGTTGCAGTTCAAAGTAGTTACAGCCCACAAACACTCATCGATAGGACGGATATCAAGATTAATCTTGACTTCGTGGTATTGAAGAGCAATCAAAGGGAGGGCAAGACCTGGGTTGGTGCAGAACCAGAACTGAAGAGGGATATACAAGGTTGTCTCAGGAAGAGCGTTGCGAGGAGCACAAACTTGACGAGGAGCTAAGGAGTCGCAAGGAGATTCAACATCAGAGAAGGAAGGATCTGTGATGAATGTAAGTTGAGTGGTGTTACCAATCATCTTGAAGTAGCCGCGTTGTTGT